GGAGCTCGGTTTATCTCAAGAGGACTTAGCCCTTATGCTTGGATATAAATCTCGTTCCTCTATCGCAAAGATAGAAGCTGATATAAACGACTTAACCCAATCAAAAATTGTAGCTTTTTCTGAAGCCTTATGTACTACTCCGGATTATTTAATGGGTTGGACCGATGACCCAATTAATTACGATGATCCATCGATAACAAGTGACATTCCGTTAGAAATTCTAAAAGAAGCCGATGGAAATACAGAATTGGCGTATAAGGCACATCAAGCGATGTTGAAGGATTCTAAACAAAATTCAAATAATTCTATTGAAGTAGAAAATCCTGACATACGTCAAATCGCACGTGCTGGCAAAAAAATGACACCAGAGCAAGCCAAAAATGTTAGAAAATATGCAGAGTTTATGTATCCGGAGGCATTTAAGAATGATAGATAAGCACAGACGCCATTATGTATATGATACAGTTTTTCAATTTATTATCGACAACAATTTAAAAGTTTTTCCTATTTCAGTGCAAAAACTTTGCAGCTTGCTGAACACCGAACTTGTAACTTTATCCGATATAGTACGTCATAGCAATTTACGTATAAAAGATGTTTTTGATATTTGGGGAAATGAAGACGGTTGTGTCATGGCTTATGAACATAACGGAACATTATATCATAAAATAGCTTATAATGATAATAAACCCCTTGAGCGAATACGTTTTACAGTTTGCGAAGAATGTATGCACATTTTGCTCGGACATACAAAAAACCCCTCGTTTAATGCATTCCAACAATCATATAGCCCTCCTACTTATGCACAATACGACGAGGAAGCAAGAATAGGAGCCGGATTAATTATCTGCCCCTCTCAATTTTATTATGCACATTCAAATGAGATATCATCTACGCATTTATGTAGGATTTGTAGAATTTCAGAACCATGTGCAAACATTCGGATAAAGGTGCTTGATAAATATAAAAACGAACTTCAACAACGCCCACTATACAAGCAACTTCCTCCAATATCCGTATCTTTAACACAACTACAAAACAAAAAATTCTTTGAAATTGTAAGGGACAATTACGGAAAGGCGACATCATTTAGATTAAAAAAGTTACCAATCGCAATGTAAAAAAGTGAAACAAATTGTATTAAAAACATAATTAATTTATTAAGAATCGGCTTTTTTAATAAATTAGTAAAAAAGAGCATTGCCGAGTTATGGGTGTTCCGAAATTGTTGATTAGAGAAATGTAAGTTTATCAAGAAAGGATATTGATACTATGGACATAATAAAATATTACGGCAGTGATGAAACCAAAACAGAGTTTATCAATCACGACAGTGAGCCGTTAATGGCAGTAATTGCACACGACCGCTCACACGCTGTTGTTTCATTGCTTGATGAAGGTTGTGAACATCATTTGTTGTTGGCAAAGGCTCTTGACAAATACAATATAGATGAATATTTCAGAATTATTTTTGATAACGAGGGTGCCGATTGGACCTTTGTATGCCCACCTAATTATAAAAATATAGCTAATAAAGAAAAACGTATAACGGAATTTTTTAATGACGGTGTTGATGCTATAACCGAATTTCTGAAACAAATCGGTTATGACGTGCCCATTAACGTCCCAAGACGTTATCGCAGACATATGGACTATTTGAAAAATTCAGAGTATTAAAGAGGTTTTTATATATAAAATTAGAGAAACGTAAGTAAAAA